ATCGACGTGACAACAAATCGAGTAATCGTTTTGGTCGTAGAATTTTGATGATCTACAATATCACCAACAGAAACTCCACGAACTCCAGCGCCTAAGATATAACCATCAGTATTAATATCAGCGACAGCGTCAGTATTAGAAATATACCACTTCTTTAGTGCCGTATCTATTCCGATCTGCCCCATTAGGGTAAGTGTGTTTGCTTCAATAGTCATTTAATAATCTCCTTATGTAGCAGTTGTTGAGGTGTTATATTCAGAACCATCGAACTTAAGCTCAATAACTCCATCTTCTTGCAATACGAGAGCACCCATACCGCCAGACACACGAGAATAGAAGTAACCATTCTCTTCGTTTTCACCATATGCAAATTTCTTAAAGTCAGTAACACCGAAACCAACAGCGTCTTTCGCGTACATAAAGCAACGCTCATCATTCGTACCAGAATTAGGCAACCCTTCAGAAATTTCAAAAATCTTAACATCAGAATGAACTAAGAACTTCGAAGAATAATCTGAGTTAGTGAACTTAGGAACACTTACATAGTCACTACTAGAGAACTGAGCATTACTACGCAACGAGGTCGTAAACGCAGGGGTGGCAGCTAAACATAATTCAGCCTTGGCATTATTATATTTAAGCAACGTATATGCTTGTTCAAACAAACTAAACGCATCAGTACTAGCTGTATTAGATGGTGTGGTATTAACGCTATTTAAAACAGCAATTAACCGCGTTTCAGCCTTAATATTCCAAACATCAAGAGCAGCCTTCATCAGAGCTTGACGAAGATCAGAACCATCCATCTGTCCGAACATATTGTGAACATCAGAGGAATTAAACTTAGAATCTTCAACTTCAAGAGTAAGCGCCTTTTGTTGAATAGCGAGCGAATTACCACCAATAACCATAGAGTCATAATTACGTCCAGTCTCAGTGGTCGCGCTCTTACGGTCATAAAATGGGAAAACAACAGAATTACTGTTTTTAGCAGTTTTAGTGGTCACTGTATCCAATAACATAGATACATCACGTTGATAAAGAGCCGTGAACTCTTTGAGGTATTGAACACCTTCAGCAGAACCAGTCATATCGACTTCTCCTTTATAAAATTAAAATTAACAATATATCGGGAAAGGTTTGCTGTTCTTATATAATAATCTAGTAGCCATTTAAACGTAAACGGGACTGCTATTACATAGTACAGGGCTTTACACCCAAGAATATACTACCTTAAAATAACAGCCCCGTCAACTTGAAAGAAGGCTCTTACATAATACCCATTTTCAGCGCTCTGTCAACTAAACTCTTATACTTATTCTGCTTCTCTACATCCTTAAACCAAGCATCAGTGCCAATTTCTTTTTCTAACGCAGCTATCTGAGTGGTCAGTGATTCAGTATTCCCCATCGTAGAACTACCTACGTTTATTTCAGGGTCTAGCTGAGAAATAATATCGTGGAACGCTTCGACATATTCCGTACTCGTGGCTACTGCTTCAGCGAAGGGTTTATTAAAATTCTTCTCCAGAAAATCATTTACGAGCGTGGTTTTCGCCGTATATTCAGCTCCGAATTTCTTGCGCATTTCCTTCTCGGCATTCTTCGCATATTCCGCATCAGCCTCAGCCTTTTTCGCAACTCTCTGCTGTTCAACTTCTAAATACCAACTTAATATATCTTTAGGTACATCAGGAGGCATATTCTTATCGTGCATCTGCTTCAGGAAATCACCAACCATTTCTTCATCATATTCACCAACCTGTAAACCTTCAGGCAATTCATACTCATCAGGCTCAAGAGGAATACCGTTCGCTTCTCTCCATTCAGCCAGCTTTTCAGGATTATCGCTAGAGGGAGGGTCTTTCTTCTTGAATTTCCCTGTGGAAATCTGTGCCCTTAATTCCTTCAGAGCACCAAGGATTTTAACAGGGTCATTGCTATAACGCTTCGCCAGACCAGATAACTCTTTATTCTTACCGTCGGTTATCTCAGCCCACGACTCCATCATTTTCGTGAACTCTTCACTATATTCTGAAGGCTCTTCCTCATCACCTTTTTCAGTTTTTTCTGTGGGGTCAACATCGCCCTTTTCCCCATCGGTTTCATCACCAGTTTTTTTCGTAGTCTCATCAAACCCTCCTGTATCAGACGTTTTATCTACATTCGAAGCATTATCAGTATTACCAACATCAACAGGGGGCTTGTCCCCCACATCTCCTGTATTCTGCTCTGCGTTACCATCTACATTACTCTCGGTCATTTTCTTCTCCTTTTTTTCTAAACGAACCTAAATCTATATTCACGTGATCCATGATAATACACGCCGCGGAACGACGACCTAGATAATAATCCGTCGTCTCACGTGAGTCTTTAACGAACGGATCATCATGGTACATACATATCGTATTAACAATATACGGCAGTATCTTTTTCTGCTGATCGGGCGTAGCCCTTCCAGCCTCTAACATCTGTAACGCAGCACACATCTCCTGTGCTAACAAAGGACGCTTAATATTCTTATCCATTTTATATTTCTCCCATTCCTCCTAAGGCACTACCAGCCTGTGCAGCCACTAAGGCAGCTTCAGAGCCTTCTTTAACCAGTCCAGCCGCTTGCTGCATCTGAACCATCTGGCTCTCTGCCTGTTTCGCCTGTTCCTCCTGTGCAGCCTGTTCAGCTACATACTCTTTATCATTTAAAACACTAACCCCGATCGTTCCTTCAAGGGCTTCTCTTCCAGCGGCGGCATAATCAACCGTATATCGGAAACTAGGATCAAACTGTGATACCTGAGCCACAATCCCTAACGCCTGTCCTAGAGCATTCCCTTTTTCTCTATTCTCAGTTTCTATCAACGGATTAACAAACGAGAACTCTATACTATCAGCCGTGAACCCCTCAGGCATTCCTTCGGGGAATATCAGCCCGCTGTGCAGAGCTACATTCCACGCGAGATCACACAGGTCATTCGAATAACTAACCTCCAGAGGCGCAATTAACGGAGAACTCTTACGGAGATAATCCGCTATACGTTCAGAAATTTCATACGGAGACATCCCACCACCAAGAGGAGGTAAACCAATCACCCCTTTGTAGTGATTCTCATCAATAGAGCCGAGCGTCATATTTAACAAATCAGCTCCAAACGGTATTTTATCCCCGTTTATATCGAGGGCATAAATCGCTTCACCATCCGTACGCTGATTATAATCACTATCCAACGTAATCAAACCACCCGCATACATATTTACGTCGCTACGCAACACACCAGCTTTCTCGACCATGGTAGGTGATAGCGTCATTTCCCCAGCCTTCAGCAGAACCTTACTCATATCCTGAGCCATCGCAGCGTCGGGCAACGATCTTTCCGCCGCCTTCGAGTACCCATACTGAGAACCCCAGCGTCGCGCCCAACGAGCAACCGAATAAAACCGTTTATCAGTCTCTACACAACGCAATATCGTTTCGTTGGCAATATCATAAAACAACGACGTATATCTTTTCTGATTAGGGTGCGTCGCCCCCATATATCTTTCCGTCTCCATAAAACAGTGATATATTTCCACCGTCTTATTATCTCCACCTGATCCTCTTTCCCTCCTCGCCTTAACCATATCCCTTACAGCGTCCGAGGCAGTATCAGGGAATAAATTCAACACCTCCTGCGGAGAGGCATCCCACCTTCTAAATACAGCACCCATCGTATAATCGTAGTTCTCTACCCAAGCACAGTCCTTCAGGTGCCACGACCTAAATAATAAATTACGCCTATCAGCCGTCGTTTCACAGGATAAAACAGCATTTCCAAAAACAGAGATCGAGCGATCACTTAACCCCATCGTTTCAGAAAACCCACTACGCTTATTATACATCAACGAATAGAGACGCATACTCTCAGCGTGTAAAACCTGTTTTAAACCGTTATCTAAATATTCATAATCTTTCGTGCGAGCATAAAACCACTGTTTACCCTCAGGACGTAGCGTCATCGCTAACGTTTCTGCTAACTCCTGAGAACTCGAAACAGGACGGGACGTATATAAATCAGCTATTTTCAGGTCACCATCTTCAAGACTCGTGGTGAAATCAGCCTGTTCAGGGTATAGGTGCTCCGCCAATTTCTGCCATAAATTCGTGAGTCCAGTACGACCGGTAATTAAATCCCGCGCTGTACTGGCATAAACCTTCGCTTCTTCGTTACTGAGTTTTGCCATATCTTCTACCCGAACGTACTACGCTGTGAAACCTTCGCTGCTTCCCTGCCGCTCCGAGCAACTAAACGCGCCATGCGCTTTTCATCCTCTATCTTTTTAATCGGGTCTTCAGGGTCAGGCATTTTAATAGGGGCTTCAATCTTAGGCGGCGGCGCTGCTGCTGGGGTTTTCGCTTTCATAAACAATTCCTCTTAATAAACTATCCATAATATTATACTATACACGATAAAAACTCAATCACTTATACCTAGAACCTTTTCTTCGGGTCTGTTACCATCTTCGAACAACCATAGCTCTTCGGCTTCCTTACGTAGTGATTAACCTTTTTCCCCTCACTCGAAACTCGCCCCTTCCCTGTAAAATACATTCCACTAAAATCCTTATCAGCATATTTCACATCGTAGGCTAACCGATCATCAAACCCTTTATCATTCGCTATTTTCGTATATAACCAATACGCAATATTCGTCGCATCCCCTGCATCCGTCGATCTGTGCAACCGCTTCTTAATCTCCGACTTCTCTTCCAGCTTTTTACACTGTCTACCACTAACAACCTTATTAAATATCTTCGGCGTAGCTAAATCACTATACACCTTTCTATTAGGGGATAACAATAAACACGAACCACCCTCCTGTGCAGGATCAAGCCCCTCCCTTAATCTATAATACGTCTCAGTACGCAAATTTACAAAACCATAACCAAACCGCATCGTACGAGAACTAACCTTCCTATTCGGGACAAATCGCTCACACTTAACCCCCATGGACAGCAACGAGGAATATACTCCATCACCATAACCACCACCATAATCTATCCCGACCACTATACTCTTAGGATCACACCCAAACTTACGCTCTATAACATCATATACCCACTGCGCCTGTTCCTGAGACGTGGCAAACTTATTCGCATTACGCATCTCAGGCTCACTAAACGCTAAATACTTCCCACAATCAAATAAACCAACAACTACAGCCTCATCACCAGCATTCTCAGAACCACTGCCCACAACATCAACACCAACCGCCACCAACTTCCCGTGAGAAATCATCCCCTCTTCCCACCTATCCTGAGAAATCCTTAACCAACTCGACGGTATTAACTGATCCTCCGCATCCTTCGCACCAAGTAAAAAACTACCAGACATCATAATATCACGCTCTCGCTCATCCATCTGCATCAACTTCGACGCATACTCATCACTATCAACATACGGATTATCCATGTAATTCGAAGGAATAAACGTACGACTCGTCGCATATACCTTATTCCCCTCAACTAACATATATTCCCCCTCCTTCACCTCACGCCAACGATTACCCTCAGCAGGTAAAAACCACCGCAATTCCCCACTCTCAGCAGGATTAGGATACGTAGGGTCTAACCAACACGGAAACCACGACGCTAACCACAGACCATCACTGTCCAACGCAGGATTCGTCCCAAATATAATACGTACCCGTACATCCTTGGGCGTGCTCGCTACACGACGAACCCAACCCATTAAACGACGTACATACATCTCAGGTATCTGTACAGCCTCATCAATCCCCAGATAATCATGCGCCTCACCCTGTAACCCAGCTAACGCACCCTCTCCAACCACCCCCCCGAAGTGTATCCTGTGCTTCCCATCAGGAGATACATACATAGGCGTACTCGAACCTCCACCATCACCACCACTAAATCCACGACTACTACCAACCAACTCCTTCGCTACATCAATCAACGGACGTAAATTTACCCGCTTACGACGAGCCAATAAACTACGGTGCTGCTCCTGTAACCCAACCCCAGCCAACAACGCCGAATTGTGACTAACAATATACGACCGACCAACACAATACAAACCTCCTTCTACCGTAATACAATTAACAGCCCGACTCTCAACACGCCTAATATCGGTTATAAACCTCCGTTTTATATCCCGACGCTCACTTTTTCTCTGTCTCCCAGCCTTCCTAGGTAAATTAAACACCCGCACATCAGGACGAAACTTCATTCTATAATAATCAGCGTGCTGGTCATTATCAAATTTACGAACAGTAATTCTACACTTAATACCCAGCGAGTTTACTAACTCACACGTATCCTCAGCTAACTCAGGAACACTAAACCCTACCTCACAGTGACCACGAACATCACACGTACCATCACTATCCATCAATCCACGCAATAACTCTAACCGCTGCTCATACGACGCACGTAAATACTCAACAGGAATATACTTCTTACGCCCGCGCATCATCAAAACAGCCGGCAGCAGCTCACTATAACTACGATCCTCATACGGCTCAGCATTATCTACATACACTACCCTACGAGGAATAGGCAAATACCTAGCTATATCAGCGTGATCCTCTAACATCATACCAATTATCGGCTTCCTCGTTATACCATCCCCTAACCACAAACCAAATAAATACGGCTCTACCGGCAGAGAAACTTCATCACCACCTATACTACCAACTACATCAACCGAATAATTCGACCGACCATCACACAACCTAACCCTATCCAACATCTCAACCGTCTCTATATTATACGGATCACTCAATAATATATTATACTCACGCTCAGAATTTACCCGCTTCAATACCTCACTCAACTTCGGACGAACAGGATCACTAACACCACGCGATACACGACCAGACCTGCGACGCGCTCGCCACCCAGAACTACCCCTAAATTCCCGAGACCGTACTCGACGATCCTTAACACTCCACTCGTGACCACCAGAACAATAAATAACCTCACCCGTGCTAAACTCTACTCCATACACATCCACACCAACTAACACAGGGTGAGCACACTCAACCCCTACCTCCCTACCATCAGCAGAATATACCAGATCACCAACCTCTAAATCACCGTGTAACTTATATCCACTACTATCAACCGACAACGGCACAGGAACTACAGTGTCTAAACTCAACGCCTTACCCCCAGCAGGCTTACCGCCGTACAATAACATATCAGCAGGACAAAAATACGCATCACTCTGCGTCCCAGCAAACGGCAAAAACTTCAGATCATCACCCAAAATCGTCCCCAAACGACCCAGTAACGCACCACGCTCATCATCACCCAATTCAGACCAAATACTACCCCAATCAGTCCCCACTACGACCCTCCACTCGACGACACATCTCACATATCGTGCTCTTACCCAAAACTCTATACCCACGACGACGCATAACAACCTCAATCTCTCGATACGTCATACCACGCCTCCGTAACTTATAAACTAACTCCTCTACCTCACGACCATAACTCATCCGTCCTCTACCTCCAAATCTATAACATCACATAACGAATCCTCAACAGCACCACGACGCGCCGCAAAATCTAACAAATTTACCACCTGTGGATCATCCCGTATCGTCAATACCTTACCCCCCAATCGTAAACCTCCCAATCCATTACCACGAGAACCCTCCCCCTCCACCTTGCCATCACTCCGATCCAATAACATCCCAGCTGCCTTCAATCCAACCCCATCACTCTCACTACCCAACGACTGCAATATCCGCAATATACTCACCTCACGTAAACCCTTACTCAAATCCTCCGCACTCAACCCAACTCCAAACTTTCCAACTAACCTCTCCAACGCACCACTCAACGCACTATCCAATACCTCATCACTCCTACTACGAAACGCCTCTCGACCATCCTCAAACGGTCCTCCCCCAACATCTACAGGACACCCCTTAACAAACTCTCTACTATCTTCACTCATATCTTCAAAAATCCCTAAACCTAAACTATAATAACAGGACAAGAAAGCGTTGGCAAGAGGGGGTGGGGGGCGTTATGAAAGTCGCCGCCGAAGGAAGGGGGGGGAGGGTAAAAAACCAGAATAAATATGTAAAAGGAAAAATATTGATGGGATTTTCCACACCAGCGGTAGATTAGACCTTGATCTATCCTTAAAATAACGTAGCTATGTGCTACATAATCCCGTGAAACATGCAGAAAACTGCCGTTTTTAAACTCAACCATGAGTATTACACAGCAATAAATCCAAACTAACCAGCGCATAAACGCCTAGAATATGCACAAAACGCTATAATATAACTAATAAACCAAACAAAACCGCAGTCCGGCACTATCTTTCAATCACACCCCCTCATAACTGCGTGAGGTTTTACCCACACAGCGCGAACAAATCTCTGTGTATGATCGTACCAAAAACAAAAAACAACGCACTCAGCGTGTAAATTTGAGAACTGCTTTTTTACCATAATACTTCGAAACACCGAAAACTTTCCATAACTACCCTATTTCTTTACATAACTACAGAAAAACCCCTGCTTCTAAAATTTAGAAAATTATTTACATAACGTATCCTGAAATAGCCCTTTTTTATTTCCATAACTTGTCCTGTCGTCAGAAAAAGATATGTAAAATAGTTTCACGAAATGTTTCACGGCATGTTGCACCCGCGAAAAAGTTAACAAATCAAAATATAACTAAACCCCTATTCTATAATAATAATAATAATAATAATTAAATATATATAAATAAATACATTGTGTTCATTATGTACTGTTAACGCGTTTTAAAAAGTTTTTAAAAAACGTTAACGATTTTAAAACCCAAATTTTAAAAATAATTTCTGAAG